TCATAGTTCCAATGTGAGTTAAATATGTACCAATCATATTTATTGTGATTAATAGGATTGTTAAAAAAATCAAAAAGGTTTGGTTGATCGTAAGAATTTTTTTGCCACAAAATGTTTAATTTATTTGAGTCTAAAGGAACCTTGTATGGTATAGAAGTACATATTTGTACTTGATCTAATAATGCATTATCACAATGCTTGTACAACATCTCAAGTTGTAATTCCGTTCCACCTCTGGGTTGCATTATTCTTTTGTGCTACCAAACAAAGTAAGTTTTGCAACTGTAATTTCTACATGTTGAGAAAAATCATCTTCAGTAGTGTCCGTATTTGGATCTGCTACGTCTGCATCAAAAGCGGCTTTAGATTCGTAAACCTGTCCTGTCTTTTTATGCTTGATTACTTCCTTAGCTTCTGCTGGTATTCTTGGTAACTCATCACTCATAATTATCGTCCTTGTCGGTTATATTTCTTATAATCTCTTTTCTCTCCTTTTGAAAGTCTTTTTTTATGTCTTCTAGGTCTCTTTCTTGGTTTAGGTCTTGGTACAAAATGTGTAAACTTAACTCTAGCCATTCTGTTGTGATCTATCTAAAAGTGCATAAGAAACTATGCCTTGTATTTCATCTGCAGTCCCCGCAGTCATTTTGAGTATATCACTCGCCTCTAGCACTAAAGTATGATTAATTATATCTTTAGTTGCAGCACCAGTTATTGACTCATTAAAAATTCTAAAAGTTGCACTAGCTGAGTCGTCTGTAACTTGAACATTTAAATTTACTCCACTAGATGAACCATTGTTTACTTGAATTTGTTTAATAAGAATAGTTGCATTTGAAGGACAACTTAAAACACTTATCGTGCCAGTTGAATTTAAATTTATACCTTGATTTTTATATTGTATTGTCATGACATGAACCAGTTAAAACTATCTTGTTCTTCCTTAATATCAAACTGAAAAGAAAAATTTAATTGAGTTTTTAAAGTTGTTAATGCTTCTATTATCTGCCTAAAATTTGAAGGTTCATAAGTGTCTTTCGGTTCAGGAATATAAATATTAATTTTAGCCATAATAATCTGTAGCGTAACCTCCGTCAGGAGCTGTGCCTCCTGCATCTTGAAGAGATGCTCCTCCGCCTACGTAAGTTCTGTCTTGACCTCCTCCACCAGTGTAAGTAGGTTGTGCAGGCAAATTAGCATTAATTTTTTGATTTTTAAAATCTTTTATTGTTTGTTTTTGTTGCTTTGTAGCATTAGCTAATCTTATTTGTTGCATAACTTTATTATCTGCTGCTTGTGCATCTTGTAATGCCTTTGTTTTTTCAAAGAAAGCATCTTGTCTTTCTTGAGGTAATTTTGATATTCTCTCTAAAGTTTTTGGACTAGTTCTTTTATCTATTCTTTTTTGATAAGCTTTATCTAATCCAACAGTTGGTGCTTCACCAAACTTACCACCAGTCAAAGTATACAATCCACCTCCAGAAATAGGACTATATCCTTCCATAAGTTCACCTTGTTGAATACGACCTACTGGATCAAGACCATATAACCCAGAATAATAATCTCTTGATTGAGTTATGACAGGATCTTCTTTTGGCAACATAGCTGCCATCATTGAAAAAGTTGGTGGTTGAAAGCCAGATACTTTTTCAAATAATTTATTTTTTATATAATTCTTGCTTGATTTTACAATATTACTAGTCAAAGCATTTTGATAAATTGGTTGAATTCCAACTTGGTTATCTATTTGTGCTTGTGCTAATTGTGATTGTAATACTTTAAAGTTTCTATATTCTGGGTAACTACCATACTTTGCTTGAAGAGCAGGATTGTTCAAATACTCAGCTAAATATTCGTCTTGTAAACTCATTATCTTTGTCCATCAGGTTGTATGTCTGCCCTAAAAGTGCCATATCTCCAACTCTCATCTACTGATGTATTTGCTACTTTTAAACTTGCAAATCTAGATCTAGCACGGGTATCTACTTTATCAGTGCTGCTGGTGATTGTAAACGGTCCCAAAGGAGATGAGGTTGCGGTGTCCGTTGGAAAGTCTGTAAGGTTAATTGTTATTTGTGCATTTCCAGAAATTAATTTAAAATCAGGAACAAATCTTCTCATAGACATAAAAAATTGACCATTACCCTCAGTGTCTAAATCAAAAGAACCGGATTGAATAAATGATGTAATTGCTGTTTTAGCTCCAGAAGAATCAACTTGATTATTACCAATTTCGTGCGCGTAGTAAATTGTTGATCCGTTAGCACTTGTTACACCTTGAACTGTTGGAAAAGTTCCGGTGCCTGTTGAAGTAAATTCTGTAGCGTAAGGAACTTCGAACAAACTGGAGTTTACCCAAGTGGTTCGAGCCAATGTTCCTGTTGTCCAAGTATTCTCATCGTAGTTGTAAGTTACAACTCTATCAATAGCATCTGAGCCAGATTTAGGATAAAACCAATTAATCTCTGAATACAAAGTATTTAAACCTGCATAAACTAATTCACCAGAATTATATTGAATGCCTAAATTATCACCCTTGTTTGTAAAAACAAAATCTTCAACTAAACAAGGTAAACTTTTTACTGTACCATCATATAAAAAGAAGCCTCCAGCTAAACCCATCCAATACACTTTACCATCTACATATCTAATTGAATTTTGACCTATGGCTCCACAATTAGAACCAACTTGTTGTATTGAGAATGTAAAAGGTGGTCCTACAAATTGAACAGCGTAAGCTGAGGTATTTGTTAATATCAATATGTAATCTTTTCCAGGCACCGCTCCCACAATTTTTGTACCAGAATCTAGTCGCAAAGTTCCTGCAGTGTTAATAGATGTTGGGGCATAACTTGTTATATCTTCTTGATCAGAAAATCTAATAAACATTTTATCTTGAGTTCCTGCGTTTCCGATAGTTGTCTCTGTTCCGAGCATAAACAAATGCCTGTCTCTTTCAGAAACTATTGACATCATTGATGCAGTTGGTGCTCCAGAGACTACTGTAGCTCTAGTGGTCAAAGCACTTGGATTTGAAGCTATTGGATTCCATGAAAAAGTATTTCCATTTTTAACAGTAGCAATTAAAGTTTGTCCAAAATTATCAAGAGACCAACCAGCAGGCTCAAGTGTTACATTTGTTGTCAAAGATTGTGATCCCCACGCAGTAAAAAATTCAACAGAGGCTCCACTTGCATGCGCAGTTCGTGTGCCCGCCACACCCCTTGTTATACCAGTTAAGTCATTTGATGATATCCCAGTATACGAAATAAATTCTGTTCCTACCTTTATAGTGCCTGATGTTGGGAACCCCGTGGTAGAGGTTAAAGTTATGCTTGTTCCTGAGCCTCCTGTTCCTGCGGTATCATCTTGTAATAAACCGTTCAAAGTATTGGTAAGCCCAGAAGCTCCACCATAGGTTGATGTGCCCCACCCATAGCCTCCTGTTTGATTTAATGGTCCAACCTTTACATAAGGAACGATTGTGGCTGAACCGCTAGCTGATACACTAGTGCCCGCGTTAGTGGCCATTGTAATTGTAAAGGTGTTTATAGTTGGAGCTGAAATAACTTCAAAAGGTTGATCCTCAAAATTTGCTGATGAGTAACCCGCTCCTGTGGGTGGAGTAACAGACGTAAAGGTAATTAAATCTCCTGCCTCTACTCCGTGATTAGTTTTATTAACAGTCACAGTTGGGTCATTGTTAATAGTTGTAAATGTTGCACCAGTAACAGCGGTGCCTAAAGGTGTGATGTCATAAAAATCTCCACCATAATATACGATTAAAGTTCGATTAGTCCCAAGAACAGCATAAACATTTCCATCAAGGTCAGCATAAGTGTGTTGTTGTCTCACTACACCAACTAAAGTTTTGCTAGTAAGCTGTTCCCAACCTCCTATTTTTTCAGGAAGCCCATATCTAAATCTTACATTATCTCCATCAATCCACTGACCCTCTGCTCCAACGGCAGTGACTTGTTTATTAAATCCTGGTCTTATTTGTACATTTGTTAACGGCATGGCTAATTATAGCATATTTATATCACTTCATAAACATTTGGACAGATATTCTAGGCATTATGGGACTTAATACAGGATTTACTTTATGATCTAAAGGTGCCTTTACGATGACTAATGAGTTTCCGGTGGTCGGTAAAAACCCATGAGCGTGAGTATCAGCAAACATGAACTCACCACCCCAATGAATATTCCATCTACTATTGATATAATAAGTTGCACCGTATTTCCAAGAATCATCACAATGCCAATTAATCCCTGATCTATTTTTCATGTAGTGAATTGTAGTGGTTATCTTTTCAACCACAGGTAATTTAAAAAATGTGTTATTTATTACCTTTTGTTTCAATGCCTCAAACGGTGGATACTGAGATACTTGTACTCTATCAGGTGCTTTTAAATTTTTATGTAATCTTTTATCCCAAACACCCTCAGCTGTTTTAAGATTAAGTTCGCGCCTTTGTTTAATTATTGCGTTGTGCAAATTTTTATAGGCATCTGCATCTAAAAAATCCTGAATCCACCAAAGTTTATTAGGAATTGTGTATACTAATTTCATAGCTATTATAAATACTATATGTTAATAAACTGTAAATGTATATCTTATCTTTACACTTAGGTCACGATGGTGCTTATACAATAATAAAAGACAATCAAATTATAGAGCATTGTCAAGTTGATAGATTTACCAAACAAAAAATGCAGTCTTATATTACTGGAAGTTTACTTTATCATTTAAGTTCTCTAGATATTAAATTTGATATTGTATTGTTGACAGATTTAATTTACGCAGATTATAGTCTTGACAGATGGTGGTTCAAAACTAACTTAACAAGATTTGATTTAATACATGATAATACTGAAATTGTTTTTAATGACACCTTAAAAACAAGACATCATCATCTATGGCATGCTTACTGTTCTAAAGCAAGTTTAGGTCCAAATAAAAATTATGCAGTTATAGACGGAGGAGGTGTATGGATTAAAGATAAAAATTGGATTGAATCTGAGTCCATTTATGACAACAATTTTAATTGCACTTATAAAGCTGCTGGTGAAATAGGTCATAGATATGACCACATGACAGCTGCTTTATTTAAATTAAACAGACTCAACTCCATGGGCATGCATGGTAAACTAATGGCATTATCTCAATATGGCACAAAGGAAGTTTCTTTAGAACAGAATTTTATTTTGTCTGAAGACAAAGATGATAAAAAATCTCAAGATTATTTATATAGTTTCCAAAAAAATTTTGAAAAAGAAATTGATGAAATAATCCCAAAAGAAAATGTTAATTATTCTGGTGGGTGTGCTCAAAGTATATTATGTAATACTAATTATTTATTAAATAAAAACTTTAATATAGATCCGTTATGTAACGATTCTGGAATATCACTTGGTCAAGCAAATCATTATTTAAAAGGCAATATAAAACAAATAAAAGATGTTTATTTAGGACCACAACCTGATTATCAATTTATTGAAATATTGTTTAAAGATTGGCAACTTATTGAGACAGATAGTCATAAGGTTGCAAATATAGTCAAGGATACACCAATAGCTTTATTCCAAGGAAGATCAGAACAAGGTCAACGAGCCC